AGCTCATGCTGTTAAGCAAAACACTGTTTTGGTAGCAGCAATGTATTATAAATACCTTAATGATTCCAGAAAACAGGACCAGATTTTTCGACAGGTCCTAAACTTGTAGATAGAGTCGTAGCTTATGGCTACAGACTCAAAGAGGTAATGACTAAATCTCTTGAACCAAAGCAACTTCGAGATGGAATTGAGTGTCGCATCTCAGACCAAATGCCGGTCCCAGCCTATAGGCCCGTGCAAATGGTGTCTTTGGGTTGCCATGGTGATAGAGCTGTCATGCCTCATCCTGATCATACTGATCCGGAGTCTATTCTTTTAGGACACAATCGTCGTGTGTGTTTTGAACCACCCAAGAAAAACAATCCTAGAATGAAGAAATTTGAACAGATTGTTGAGAAATGGATTAAAACCAACTTAACGCCCTTGTCATCTGATTCTGATATATCTATGGAAACTTGGTTGGGGCACACACATTATCCTGAATGGCGAAAGCAAGAATTACGTGATACTTGGAAGCTATTCGATTCAATTGTTGAAAAACGGCATTTTGTGGTTAATAGTTTCACTAAAGATGAAACATATCCAGAATATAAAAATTTACGGGGGATTCAAGCCCGAACTGACATGTTCAAATGTGCTGTTGGACCATATTTTAAACTGATTGAAAAAGAAGTTTTTAAAAATCCATGGTTCATTAAGTACGTGCCTGTTCCTGAACGACCTAAATTTATTTATGAACGTCGTTATGGAAACTCTGATTACTATGCCACAGACCACACGAGTTTTGAAGGACATTTCTCTCAAGAATTTATGGAATCTTGTGAGTTCCTTCTGTATGATTATATGACACAACACATGAAAGGCCATGAAGAATTTCAATGGTATGTGCACAACGTGTTGGGCTCCGATAACCATGTGGTCTCTAAATATTTCTCCTATCATATAAGGGCGACGAGAATGACAGGAGAAATGTGCACCTCATTAGGAAATGGATTTAGTAATTTAATGATGATCCTTTTTGCTGCCTCTGAATCAGGATCTGAGACTTTAGGAGTAGTTGAAGGCGATGATAGTTTATTCCGCCTTAATGTTGGTACAAAACTAGATACACAAGTCTTTACTGACCTTGGGTTTGTAATTAAGTTGGAAAAATGTGAAGAGTTACACACTGCCTCTTTTTGCGGCAATGTGTTTCAACCTGGAGATTATTTTATTGTTACCGACCCAGTTGAGGCTTTAATTAGTTTTGGATGGACTAGAGCTGTTTATGCTAAATCCAAAACTTCAAAATTAAAAAGGTTACTTAGATCTAAAGCTTTGAGTTTATTATATGAATATCGTGGTTGTCCAATATTGAAGCATCTTGCTTTATATGGACTAAGAATGACCGAAAACTTTAGATCACTAGCTCCAAAAACTAATGAGTATGAGAGAGAACTTTTCCAAATGCAACTTGAAGACATTAAGGAAAATGGTCTTCCAATTGTTGAAATACCGATTGGTACTCGACTTTTGGTTGAACAGCTTTATGGAATTTCAGTTGAAGTACAGTTTAAGTACGAGGATTATCTTGATTCTCTTTCTCAGATTCAGCCCTTGTCATTGGAATTGTTGGACCTAAAACTTAATAAACATCAAGTTCATTATTCAATGTTTTATGTTCAAAAAGTGAATATGAAAGATAATTTAAATTATCCCAATATTCCAGATTCCTCTGACGTAGTGTGGAATAAATCTTATATTGATAAGGTTAATAAGAGCCGAACAGCTTTTCATTCCCACTAGTAAAACCAG